CAATGTATGTTTTTTTTAAATTACTACGGGGATATAGCTCAGTTTTCTGGAAGAGCGTCTGCTTTGCAAGCAGAATGTCGGGAGTTCGATCCTCTCTATCTCCACCAATGCGAATGTGGTGTTTAACGGCAGCATGTTTGGCTTCCAACCAAAGGGTCTCAGTTCGAATCTGAGTGTTCGCTCCAACTAAGTGTCACAATATATGAACGATATAAACGATCAAGCCAACAGTTCTGATATCTTATCAGCACTAGCAAATCTCAATACAGCACTGCAAGATAGAGTCAATCAGAAAGCGAAAGAGGACTTTCTCACATTCGTTAAGAAGATTGCGCCTACCATAATTGTTGATTTCAAGATGGGACGACACATTGAGTTGATGTGTGCTAAGCTTCAGAAAGTTGTATCTGACGACGAACCTCAACGGCTGATGATCTTTCTTCCCCCACGTTCTACTAAATCTGTTATTGTTTCAAAGCTATTACCAGCTTGGTACATTGGTTGGTTTTCTAATCACGAGATCATCTCTGTCTCTCATAGTGATGAGCTAGCATCCGACTTCGGTCGTAGCGTACGAGACATTGTTAACTCCGAAGCATTCTCTAATATCTTTTCTGGTGTCACACTAAGAGCAGATGTTAAAGCTGCTGGTAAGTGGCAGACCAACGATCACGGTCAGTACTTCGCTGCTGGTATAAAGTCACGTATTGCTGGTCGTGGTGCTCACTTAGCTATCTTAGATGACGTAATGTCTGAAGCTGATTCATTCTCTGCTGCTGGTAGAGAGTTTGCTAAAAAGTGGTATCCGGTTGGTGTGCGTACTCGTATGATGCCAAACGGCTCTATCATTATTGTTAACACTCGATATCACTTCGATGATATCTGTGGATGGTTACTAAAGCTAGAGAAAGAGATGGTGGATACTGGTAACGTAGACGAAGACGTATACATACCGTGGGACGTAACCTCAATACCAGCATGGCTAGACGAAGAAGCTTCTGAACTACTCGGACTACCGGTTGGTAGCTCTTACTTTCCAGAATGGAAGCCAGAGCATGTATTGAAGTTGGATGAGATGGAAATCAAAGCTTCAGAGGGTTCGCACTATTGGGAAGCTCTCTACATGCAGAGACCAGTAGCCGAAGAGGGTGGTATCATTAAGAAGAGATGGCTTCAGCGTTGGGACTACGAAGACCCGCCGTCATGTGACTTTATTATACAGACCCTAGACACAGCATTCTCTACATCCACATCCGCTGACTACAGTGTGATACAAACATGGGGTATCTTCAGTCAGAAAGAAGTAGACTATAATGGTGTTGAAGTGTGGTGTGCTAATCTAATACTACTCAGCAGCGTACGCGACAAGTACGAGTATCCGGACTTGCGGCGTGTAGCTCAAGAGCAGTACGACGAGTATAGACCAGATGTAGTTATCATTGAGAAGAAAGCTTCCGGTCAGTCACTGCTGCAAGACATGCGTAAAGCTGGTGTTCCGGTCATGGAGTATCTTCCGGATCGTGACAAAGTGGCTAGAGTCTATGCTTCTACTCCCACATTCGAAGCTAAGAGAGTCTGGTTGCCAAGGACTAAGTACGCTGATGCACTGCTTGAAGAACTGATACAGTTTCCCAATGCTCAGCACGATGATCAAGTTGACACCACTACAATGGCTATCAACTATCTCAGAGACTCTTGGAGAATCTATCATCCGGAAGATGCTTTCCAAGAAGAAGAAGAGAATTCAAATGAATACAAGAAAAAACGTAGAGCTTACTGGAAAGTATAAGTTAGAGCTTATAACTAAGTTGCATATTTATAAGTCTTAGCTTATAATATAGTCTAGAAATTTTACTTGGAGTCACGAATGGCTGACGCACCAATCGACGTTAACGAAATGATCCCGACAGATATAGATGAAGAAAATTCTCCACTGTTTGAACCGACAGGTGATGGTGGAGTTATCGTTGACTTTACCGGCACTGCAACGGAAGACGAGCTTGGGTTCACTAAACCTAAAGAATGGTTTAGTAACTTGCTTGAAGACAGCGATGTTGATCTAGACGAACATGATCTAGAAGACATTGCGCTTGGAGTTGTTGATCGCTATGATGCCGATGCTGAGTCACGCTCTGAGTGGGAGTCTATGTTTGAACGTGGCTTTGATCTTCTTGGATTGAAGCTGGAGGAGACTGACGAACCATTTGAGGGTGCATGTACTGCTGTGCATCCAATGATTATTGAGTCTATTGTTAAGTTCCAATCTAAAGCTATTCATGAACTATTCCCACCAGCCGGTCCAGTTAGGACACAGATACTTGGAGACGAGAACGAAGTTAGAGAAGCTCAAGCTGAGCGACTGAAGAACTTCATGAACTACCAGTTAATGGAAGAGATGCCGGAATACTTTGATGAGACGGAGCGTATGCTATTCCATCTCCCAATGATTGGTTCCGCTATCAAGAAGATATACTATGATGCTGCACTACAGAAGCCAGTCTCTGAATTTATTCCTATTGATCAGTTCGTTGTTTCATATTACTCCAGTAATCTAAAGAACGCTGATCGCTATACACACGTTATCTATCGTAGTCCATATGATCTCAAGCGTGAGATCAAAGCTAAACTCTATATTGATGCTGAGCTTCCGGACGCTACAGCACCGGAGCAAACTGAACTAGCTTCTAAAGCTGATAATATAATTGGTCTCTCTGCTAATACACAGAACGATCCACAATATACTCTTCTAGAGCAGCACTGCTACTTAGAACTAGAAGAAGACGATCTTCTTCCATATATTGTCACTGTTGAGAAAGACAGTATGGAAGTACTCTCCATCCGTAGAAACTACAGACAAGAGGACTCGACACGTTCTAAAATTCAGCACTTTGTGCATTACCGTTATGTCCCCGGTCTCGGCTTCTACGGACTTGGTTTAATCCACTTCTTAGGGAACTTGACATTGACAGCGACTGCTGCAATGAGAGCGCTTGTAGATGCTGGACAGTTCGCAACTCTCCCCGGAGGATTTAAAGCTAAAGGGGTACGGCTTACTGGAGATGATTCTCCTATAGCCCCCGGTGAGTGGAAAGAAGTTGAAGCTACTGGTGTTGATCTAAGTAAAGCTATTGTACCGCTACCGTATAAAGAACCCTCAAAGACTCTTTATGCTATGCTAGAGTTCATTACGAAAGCTGGACAGAAGTTTGCCGACAGTACTGAGCAAGTAATTTCTGATGCTAGTTCTTATGGACCAGTCGGTACTACAATGGCTCTACTGGAAGCCTCTAGTAAGTTCTTCTCTGCTGTTCACAAGCGTGTGCATAAAGCACAGCGCGAAGAGTTCAAGATACTAGTACAGATAAATAAAGACTATCTACCGGAAGAATATCCATATGATGTACCGAATGCTAGTCGTAGCGTTAAAGTTACCGACTTCGATGGACGCATAGACATACTCCCAGTCTCTGATCCAAACATTCCGTCTAACGCTCACCGCGTTATGCTCGGTAATATGGCTAATGAGTTAGCTCGTCAAGCTCCTCCGGGGATGTATGACTTACGTGAGTTACATCATACTATCTTATCCGGTGCGAATCTGCCGAACTTAGATAAGATTCTTCCACCGAAGATGGAAGCTCAACCGAAAGACCCAGTGTCTGATGTTATGGATGCTGTTAAGGGTGTGCCGATCTCTGCGTTTAAGGGACAGAATCATGATGCTCATATAACTGCTAAGACCGCATGGATGCAAGACCCTGCTAATGGACAGAACCCAGCAATGGTTCGTGCGTTGCCATTGATCGAAGCTAATATACAAGAGCATATGGTTATGAGATGGTCTGAGCAGATTGAGGGTCTCACTAAAATGCAGACTGGTGGGCAACAAGCACCTCCAGAAGCTATCGATCAGCTAATAGCTCAAGCGGCTCAGCAAATCCAGAACGCTAATAGGGCTATGGGTAAACAACAGTCTCCAGAGCAACAGATGGTGGAGATTGAAGCTAAGCGTCTTGAGTTAGAAACTCAGAAGTTAACTGGTGAAGCAACAGTTGATCAAGCTAAGATTGAACTGGAACTTAAAGAATTAGAACTTCGTCGTGCTGAATTAGAAGCTAAGTATATGTTTATGGGCGCGAAGATGGAAGACGAAAACGAGCAGAAAGATAAAGACCGTAGTCAAAAGAAAGTTCTGAAAGCTATTGATCTTCTCACGAAGTTGGTGTCTTCTAAAGCGATAAACGAATCGCAAGAGAAACAAAACATCGATAGATTACTTATCGATCTCCAGAAGGCGGAATCTCTAGATGATCGTATAAGAACTTTAGCAGAAGCCGATACATTAATTAAACTATAC